AACCGCCATACATTTCAACCGCCATACATTTCAATATATTTATTTTTTTTGGTCTTTTTATTTTTAGTCTTTTTATTTTTGGTCTTTTTATAAGATTTATTAATTTTATTATTATTTTCTATTTTTTTATTATGAATATCATCCGGTTTATAATTTAAAAACCATTCTTCAAATTCTTCTTTATTTCCTTTTTGTTTTAAAACTTTATATTTTTCTGTTTTTTCTGCCCTCATTTCTTCTACTGATTCTTGATGACCATAACAAGTAATACTAAATCGTTTTAATAATCCTTTTTGTTGTAATCTATTTTTTTGTTGTACTTCAAACAAAAATTTGGACATACATAATATTCTATCCATAAATTCATTGTAATATGGTTTATCTGTATATAAAAAAGCTAAATAAAAACTTAACATTGTATCTATTGTTGCAATTTTTACTTTTTGTCCTCCAATATTTATTACATTATAACTATGACAAGCAATTGGTTTGTAAATAAATGCTATCGTATCTTTACCAATTTGTATTTCATAATGAAGAGGAACAATTTCACCAACAGACTCTCTTTTTATAATTTTTACATTATTAATTCCTATATCTTTTAATCTTTCTTTTACAATTTCTGCTGTATTTTCTGGTTCATTGGATAAAACGTCAAAATCAGCAACTTTTTCAAATTTTCGTCTTATTTTTTTTGGCATATATTGTGAATATAAAGATATAGCGTAACCTCCAAAAAAAACTACACCTTGATGAATAAGTGTATTTCTTACATTATTATAAATAGTATCTTCTTCATTATAATTTTCCATTTTTCTTTGAAAATCAACATGATTACAATTAATATCTGTTATAGGATAATTTTTATTTAAAAGTAGTAATCGTTTTAATACTTTTTCCCATCGACTTATATCCCCAGCTGGTCTAGATAATTCTAAATACATAGACATTCGTAAATAGTTCGGTGGGGTATACAAAATTCCTCCAACTCTTATTGAATCTTTTTTAAGTGAATTAAATATACCTTTAGGTAAATAGGTAATATCAGCAACTGGAATATAATTTACAAATACCTTATAAGTTCCATGATGTTGACCTGATTTTGCTTCAACATCAGTAAATCCTTCCTTATAGTATAAATCAGCTAATTCTTTTGCATCTTGAAGGGCATTCATGGTGAAAAAATCATAATCTGGAATTTCCACATCTTTATTATAAAATTGGTCTTCTTTTGGCAAAATATTATTTATAGCTGTTCCCCCATAACAAATAAGGTTTTTTTTATTTATAAAATCCTCTACAATTTTAATAATTTTTTTTATTTCTTCAGAATTTACTACACGTCTTCCTATTTTTTCTTCCGCTTTATCAACGGCCATTCTTAAAATTGTTAATTCACAATCACTAAAGGTTAACCCTTTACATATATTTTTTTTTGGTAACATTCTATATTATATTTTAATAAGATTAATTAATTTTATAAATAAAAAATTTATGTTTTATTTTTAAAATTTATGCTTTATATATATTAAACTATTAATAATCTTAAATCATCAGCAAAACAACATTCTAAATCTAAATGTTGAATTTCTTTTATTTTTTCATTATCAATATTTTTTCTAATAAATTCTGCAAACTCGGTTTCGGGAGATTTTTCAAAAATATAATTAAAATTTTTTAAATATTTACATTTAATTGCAAAAAGTCCTAATACACTATCGTCAAATCCAAATGATTTAGTACAAACATTAAAAAATTTTGCAAATACATCAAAATTATTTTGATTTTTTACCAGATTAATAAAATTTAAATTTAATAATTTATATCTTCCTGTAATTTTTATAATAAAATCTTCATCTTGAATATTGAATTTGTTTATTATAAATTTTATATCTAATAATTCATTTTCTCCTTTATGACTATAATGATTAAAATTATTATTTGTATAAATAATTTCGCAATTTAAACTATCTAAATAGGTTTCTCTTAATCCATTATTTTCAACAATAATTGGTTTAATTAAATCATCATTTTCAACTAATTTTAATAAATTACCTATACTTTCTAAATATCTATTTTCTCGATGGATATCATTTTGAACACCAGCTTTATTACAAATAGATGTTGTAATAATTATATATATCATTATTAATATATTATAGATAATAAAATTTAAAAATTAAAACTATAATAATCGGTAGATGCATTTCGTGTTTCATAGGATAATTCCGGATTTTGTGGAGTTGGTGAAGGAATGGTAACTGGTTTATATCTAAGATTTTCAGGTTTTAATACAAATGCATATCCTTCCCTATCAAAAAATAAGGTATTTTCCATTAAAAAATTATCAACTAATTGGAAACGCATTGCAACCATTTGGCATCCATATGCTCTACATAAATATCCACTAGGATTAGAAGGATTTGGTCCCTTATCTGGAAAAACAATGGTCATATCTCTTTTATTAAATTCGGTTAATTCGGGAGTATCTGGACTATTTTTTATATCATAAAAATTTAAAGCTCGCATAAAAACTGAATTACTAGTAAGGTTAACATATTCTAAAAAATCTTCATTTTCTAAAAATGCATTGTTTACTTTATCTACAATAAGGATAACTTTATTTTGTAATTGTAAAAGAGGAGTATTTCCTAAATTTTTACCAGAATTTTCATAGCTATATTCTTTTCCAAGCATAATAGAGTCATAAGATTTAAATATATTTGCTAAATTAGAATACATTTTTTGGTTATTACTTTTAATTCTTAAATGAATAATAAGTGGGTCAGTTGGATTTGGACAAGTTCCACCAGAAAAGGCATAATTTTGTATTGTATCCATTATTGAACCAAAATTCACAGAATTAAATGTTTCTTTAACAAAATAATCGTTACTTGTACTAGTTGCAACAACTGGTTGATTATTAACAGAATATACTTCAAAATCCAAGCAACGAACACCTTGTTTAAGTATTGATTTTAAAATATTTATATTTACAAAATCATTTTTATAAGTTCCTCCACTGCATGCATTAAAGGCAGTTTTAATATAATAATCAAATAAATTATATTTGCAATTTGGGTCATTATTAGAAATAGGAATAATATTTCCATCTAATGAAGGATATAAAGAATTAATATAAGTAATCTCCCGACCATCTAAATTAGTAAGATAAATTAAATATCCTATAAATATTATTAAAATAATCATTATTAATGCAATAATCATATATGATTGGAATGTTTCATTCGTATTTGTAATAGCGCTTAAATAATCTGTTGGTTTGTTTGACATTATATATATATTAATTTTAAAAAATTCATATTAAATATAATTAAGTTAATTAAGTTAAATAAATTAAGTTAATTAAGTTAATTAAGTTAAATAAATTAAGTTAAATAAATTAAGTTAAATAAATTAAAATTTTTATTGTAAAATTTTTTATATTTAATAAAATTTGGTCCGATTAATTTAATTTTCCCTTATTGCAGTAATAATAAACAATTTTATTATTTTAAAATACGTTATTTTTTATTAAATAAAAATTATATTATGATGAAATTAAGAATTAAAAAATTTCTATAGTATATATTTAGTATGGCAGGTGGTTTAATGCAATTAGTAGCAATTGGTCAACAAAATGTCATTTTAAATGGAAATCCAAGTAAAACATTCTGGAAATGTACTTATAAAAAATATACAAATTTTGGTAAACAAAACTTTAGATTAGATTATGAGGGTAGTTCGGTTTTAAATTTGACAACAGAATCTAATTTTGTTTTTAAAGTAAAACGTTATGGAGATTTACTTATGGATTGTTATATTTCTATAAACTTACCAACCATTTGGAGTCCAATTTTTCCTCCGCAACAATACACCGATGCAAATGGAAATATAAGTTATTCAAATTGGGCACCATATGAATTTAAATGGATAGATTTTATTGGTGCACAAATAATTAGTAATATAACAATTCATTGTGGTAATCAAAAATTGCAACAATATTCTGGGCAATATATTTTAAATTCGGCACAAAGAGATTTAAGTAGTCAAAAAAAAGAATTATTTTATGAAATGATTGGTCAATCTCCTGAATTAAATGACCCTGGAAATTATAGTGGTAGAGTTAATTCGTATCCAAATGCTTTTTATACAACTAGTCCAGCTGGTGCACAACCATCTATTGCTGGAAGAACTTTATATATTCCTTTAGGAGCTTGGTTTAATAATTTATCTACACAAGCATTTCCTTTAGTTGCGTTACAATATAATGAATTATATATAAACGTTTCTTTTCGACCAATTAATGAATGGTTTACAATTCGGGATGTAATGGATGTGACCAATAATTTTCCTACAGTTGCCCCAAATTTTAATCAATTTTATATGCAATTTTATCGATTTTTACAAACACCTCCTGATGAAACTTTAGGCCCTGTTTCTTATATTGATACAAGAACAAATTGGAATTCTGATATAAATTTAAATTGTACTTATTGTTTTCTTTCCAATGATGAAGCAGAAGTTTTTGCTAAAAACGAACAAAAATATTTATTTAAACAGGTATTTGAAAAACCTTTTTATAATATTACTGGTCAAAATAAGGTTTATTTAGATTCTCTGGGAATGGTAATAAGTTGGATGTTTTATTTTCAAAGAAGTGATGTTAATTTACGAAATCAATGGTCAAATTATAGCAATTGGCCATATAATTATATGCCTCAAGATATTACTCCTGCATCAACAGCTGGAGATTATTTAAATCCAAATATTTCTAATGATTATAAATTTTTAGGTCCTGGGCTTAATCCTGGTGGGGCTTTAAGTGGTCTTTATACAACAGGTGTTTATAATCCTCAAAATATTCAATATATTTTAATTGCATTAGGAATATTACTAGATGGTCAATATAGAGAAAATATTTTACCTGTTGGAGTTTATGATTTTGTAGAAAAATATGTTAGAACTAATGGTTATGCACCAAGAGGATTATATTGTTATAATTTTTGTTTAGATACTAATCCTTTAGTTTATCAACCATCTGGAGCAATGAATATGAGTAGATTTACAAATATTCAATTTGAATTTACAACTATTAGTCCACCAGTAGACCCTTATGCTCAAGTACTAACAATTTGTGACCCACAAACAGGTGATATTGTTGGAATAAATAAACCTACATGGAGAATTTATGATTATAATTATAATTTATATATAATTGAAGAGAGAGTAAATATGGTTATATTCATAGGTGGAAATGCAGGACTTTTATATGCTAACTAAAATAAAAAAATTGAAATGAAAAGTAATTGAATAATGGAATATATAAAAACATTGATATTAATAATGACCAAAAGCCTTTTTAAAAAAACCCATATATTTCCGGATGATATATTAATAAATATATTAGGGTTTATAAAACAGAATACACCAATGATATTAACCTATGATTTTAATCAAAAAAAGTTAATAGATATAGAACATCCAGATTATACTAAAGCTAAAATTATGGTTCAACAAAATGGATGTAATTTAAAATTAGTAAGAGATTATTTACGAACTAAAGAAATATATAAATTAGCAGTTCAACAAAATGGACGTGCTTTAGAATTTATTACAAAACAAGAACAAACAGAAGAAATCACTAAAATAGCGGTTCAACAATCTGGTTTTGCTTTATATTTTGTAAGAGATGATTTACAAACTAAAGAAATGTATAAATTAGCAGTTCAACAAGATGGACGTGCTTTAGAATTTATTACAAAACAAGAACAAACAGAAGAAATCACTAAAATAGCGGTTCAACAAGATGGAGATGCTTTATATTATGTAAGAAAGGATTTACAAACGGAAGAAATGTGTAAAATAGCAGTACAACAAGATGGACTTGCTTTACGATTTGTAAGAAAGGATTTACAAACCGAAGAAATGTGTAAAATAGCAGTACAACAAGATGGACTTGCATTACGATTTGTAAGAAAGGATTTACAAACGGAAGAAATGTGTAAATAATAATAATAATATTAATAGTAATAATTTAAATAATAATAAAAAAAAATTCTTTTATTCCTTACTTAACACATTGTTATAATGTAATTTGTAATATATTTCCAAAATCTAAAGTAGATGGAGAAAGAAAAAAATTAATAAAATAATTCCTCTAACCAAAAAGAAAAATGTATAGTTTTATTTATTTTTTATCTAATGGTAAATTTGCATTTGACGGAATTGGTCCATCTTCTATAAAATCACCAGTTAAACTATATCGTAGAGGATAATTAAGCATATATTGAAGCCCAGATGGTTGAAATCTAGTTTTATATAAATTATCTTCTTCTTTGAATTTATTTAACCAAATATTTGGCCAATAGGTTGAATTACTTGGTTTTAAATATTTATAAGGAGTAATTTCTCTTTCATGTGTACCATATCCACTTGTTAAAGGAGAGTATCTTGGAGTAACTCCCATTGTTAATTTACCTGCATCATTATCCCCTGGAGGTCCACATCCCACTCTTTTTAATGGTGGTGAATATGGTTGACATCCTGGACAATCTATATCAGCCATACATTGTTCACTAGTAATGGAACATCTAGCATTAGGACCACAAAAATTTTTACAACTATAAGTTGTTGTTAAAGGTAAATTAACAGTATGATTCGTCGCTTTACTACTATGGCCATAGTAAGGTGTACTATTAAAACATTCTCTTATAAAATGATGAGAACTTAAATAATCAATCCACTTAAATATAATAATAAATAATATAAAACTGGTAAGAGCCCAAAATAAAATATAATATTGTTTGGAAGAAAAACTCATATATTATACCATAATAAAATAATCTCAAAGGTCATTTTAGTAAATAATATTAATATTTTTTAAATATTTTATATCAATTTAATATAAGAAAAATATGACTGATTCCAGCGATACTCCTATTATTGATGAAAAAAAAGATAATTCAAATAAAAGTATTGAAAGTGCTAATTTTGGTAAATTTTTTTTAACAATTTCTATATTATTTATTATGATTTTATTTTATTATACCTGTAGTGGATTACTATTATTTGCCTGTAAATTAGGACAATCTAATATTTTACCTACCAATATTCATTGTTTACCATATAACGAAGGAAAAATTAATATTCAACCTATAGAAAGTAATATATTTTCAACTTATACAGAACCATCTTTATCTATAAAAATAAATTTCCCATATGATAAATTTAATGCAACAAATAAAATATTGGATTTATTCCGTATCTATAAAAATGAACCTAAATCTAATTTTTTAATAAATTACTTTATTTCTATTATGGAAGATATTATTTTATTTAATTATTCCTCTTTTAATACAATTCTAAATGGATTAAATAGTCTACCAGAATTCTTTCTTGTTTTATTTGGTCCAATAATAATAAGTATTTTATCTATCATAATTTTTATTGTAGATTTATTTTATTTAATATATTTATGGTTTGCAAAAATGAGTTGGTTCTTTAAAAAGAATACTAATACAGGAAATACAGGAACTCCAAATTGGGTAGATATATCTTTTTTTGATATATTTAATTTCAATTATTTAATTGCAATTTGTTTAGTATTTTTATTTATATTTTTATTTTTATTTTCATTACCCCTTTTAAATATAATTGCTTCCTTATCTATAATTTGGTGTTTTATTTCTTGCATAACCTATAAAGCAGAAATGAATAAAAAAGTAATTTCATCTTTAAATATAATACAAGATTTATTTAAATATTACAAGGTTTTAATAATGGGTATTTTTAGTTTTCTAGTAATTTCAACTGCATTTAGCACATTAGGAGTTGTTCAAGGAATTTTTTCTTTGGTTACAGTAATACTTATTTATTTTGGATTAATAGGAATTAATATTTTTAAACCTAATATGAGAGAAAATTTAACTCCCCTAGTTAGTTTAGAGCAAGCCAAAAAAACATGTAATTATATAAATTCCTCAAAAGAAAAACATGGATTATTATATCAATTAATATTTGGTCAAAAAGGTGGAAATATTTCTCAAGAATTAAAAAAAATTAGTAAAAAATTATCTCAACAATAATTTACTTAAAAGAAAAAATATATATAAATTAAATGGGAAAAGAAAAAAAATATAATAAAAATTTTCCTTTTGTAAGTGTTTGTACTCCTACTTTTAACAGAAGACCATTTATTCCTATAATTATAAAATGTTTTGAAAATCAAAATTATCCAAAAGATAGAATAGAGTGGATAATTGTAGATGATGGGTCAGATAGTGTAGAAGATTTATTTAAAGATATTCCTATAGCAAAATATTTTAGATATGAACAAAAAATGACTCTTGGTAAAAAAAGAAATATTTTAAATGAAAAATCTAAAGGAGATATTATTATTTATATGGATGATGATGATTATTATCCTCCTGAAAGAATAAGTCATGCTGTTGAAACATTAAGGAGCAATCCAAATGCATTATGTGCCGGTTCAAGTGAAATGTATATATATTTTAAGCATATTAATAAAATGCTTAAATTTGGTCCTTATGGTCCAAATCATGCTACTGCTGCAACCTTTGCATTTAAAAAGGAATTATTAAAATTAACTAAATTTGATGAAAATTCTTCTGTAGCAGAAGAGAGAATTTTTTTAAAAGATTACAAAATACCTTTTGTTCAATTAGATGCAAAAAAATCAATTTTAGTTTTTTCACATAATCATAATTCATTTGATAAAAAAGAATTACTAACGCAGCTTCCTAATCCTCATATTCATGAAACAGATATAATTCCTTCCAATTTAGTAAAAGAACCAGAAATTTTAAATTTTTTTATGAATGAAATTAATTCATTATTAGAATTATATGAACAAGGAAAACCAATTTATAAACCTGATGTTATTAAACAAATAGCAGAGATAAAAGAAAAAAGAGATTTAATGATTAAACAACAAATGTCAAAACAAAATGAATATCAATCAACTATAAATAATTTACAAGGATTAAACAATCAACAGAATTTTCATAATACAATAAATCAACAGAATTTTTTAATTAATCAATTGACAAAAGAAAATAAGGATTTAAAAGAAAAAACGCTTTATTTAGAATCAAAATTAAAATTAATAATTGACGAACGAATTAAGGAAAAATTATCGGAAAAAAAAATACTTTCTGAAGCTAAAGATTAGATTTATAAAATTTTTATCTAATTTATATTTAAATATACTTAAAGATATTTAATTTTAAATATATAAATATTGATAATGGATTACTGTGATAATTTTCATGCTAGAGAAGAAAATGATTATGATATTGCTAATGAAAACGAACTATCATTAAATAATCTTAAAAAATTAGATAAAGGGTTTAATGTAATATGGAGTGAAATAAATAGAAAAGATGGGTTAAAAAAAAAAGTAAAAATAAATATTTATACTTCCAATGGAATAGGTAGTCATATTAGAGATGCTGAAACTGGAGTATATTATAAATATAAAGTTGGTTCATTAGATGAAGATTTATTTTTTAAAGTAATTCTTTCTACTGGAGAATGTAAAAGTACTAATGGTTCTTCAACTTTATTTTTTCTTTCTCCCAAACATTATGTTTCTCATATGGGAAATGATTTAGATTTATCTTATTTTAATAAATTTGAATTAAAAAGACAAGCAAGATTACAAAAACTAGAAAATTATTATGAAATGAGAAGTAAACAATTGGCAGATATAATAGTACATTAATAGTTAAATTCAAATTAGGTATATAAAATTATAAAAACTTCCTATAATATTATTATATGAAGTTTTTAATTTATTATTTTTTAGCATTTATACCAAAAAAAACGAAAATGATGTTAAATACTTATTCTTTAGAAAATGATTTACCAATAGAAAAAGATATACCAATGGAAAATAATTTATCTTTAAAAAAAAAATTATTAAAAAAAAAAAAAATAAATAATCAATCTGGTTTTGATGATAGATATTTAAATAATATGACATTATCAAGTATAAGTATTGAAAATCAACAAAAAATGTATAAAATAGAGGAATTTTTTGAGAAAAAAAAAATATTAAATACATTAATAAATGAAAATATATCTATTAATATAAAATTAACTTTAATAAAACCAAATAGTTTGAAAGGCTTTAACTTAACAGCAGGTTTAAATAAAGAAGATTATGAATTTATTGTATAAATAATCAAATAATCAAATAATCAAATAATAAAAGATTTAAACCTCTTCATAATCACAATCTAATTCTTCTTCCTCTTCTATTTCTTTTTCTGCAGTACCAGTTGCATTTTCTTTTATATATTTTTCAATATATCTATAAATTCTATTTATATCAAGTTTACTTATTTCATAATTTTCTAATAATAATATTATTTCATTATCATTATGAATATTTTTTAAATCTATAAAAAATCCAAATAAATCTTTTTTATCCATTCCAAGTTTTTGACAAAGTTTTTGAATAAAAAGTGAATTATTATATTCTGTAGAATATTTTGTTAAAACCTTTGTAAATCTTACTTCATTTGAATTAAATTTATGTTTATTATCAAAATATTCATGATATAATTTATTATTTTTAAATGTTTTAATTAGTGAACTCATTTCATTAAATTGCCAAATTTGTTTTTGAAAAGTAATTCTATCAATATAATCTGAAAAACAAATATTTTCTAATTGATTTAAATAAAATGGAATTGATATTTTTTTATCAAATTTTTCTATAACATCAATTATATTTTCATGCCATAAAAGTCCAACACTTGTTCTATCTGTTTCATTCATAACATTATTATGCTCATTAATACAATAATAATTATTAATAAGTTTATTTGTTATTTTTTTTGTATCATCATTATATGATTTAATTTGAAGTAAATTATTTATTATATCATTTTGAAATAATTCAGCTTTATTATTATATAAATTATATATATTATTTAATTTTCTTAAGTCACCTTGTATAAATTTAGTAATATTATTTTGCATTTTTATGTCAATACTTGGCAATAATAAATTAATTATGGTAGAAATTTGATTAAAATTGGGAGTATTTAATTCAACTGTATTACAAACTTTCATTAATTCTTTAATTTTTTTATCAACTTTATAATTTCCGATACATATAATTGGATTTATAGTAACTTCTTCTTGTTTTTGTTTTTTTGTTTTTTTAGGACGAATTAATTTTATTAATGTATTAATACCTCCTTTATCACCATTATTCATTCCATCTATTTCATCCATAATAATTGCGATTTTACGTATTTTTTTATTAAATAAACTCATTATATTTTTATCAGACATATTATGCTTTGTAATATCTTCAATTACCGAAGTATTTCTTATATCACCTGCATCATATTTTATAATATCATAATCTAGCTCTTTAAGAATATTTGTAACAAAAGTAGTTTTTCCTGTGCCTGGGTCTCCATAAACATATATTCCTTTTTTATATATAACATTATTTTTATTAATTTCAAATTGATTTAAAATTTCTTTTATATTATTTTTTTTCTCATTTCTATCCAAAATTTTATTTATATTTATTTTTTCCATCTTATATATTTAACTACATTCTTTTTATGTAGATTTTTCCCTAATCCATGAAAATTTAAAAAATTACTAATAACATTACGACAGTTATTACAATCATTTTCAATACAATAATTTATTAAAAAATAAAGATAATTTTTAAATATCATATTTTTATATTTATATTGTTTTATTTCTAACCATTTTTTATAATTTTCTGCTATTATAAATTCAAATACAAAATAATTATCTCTTCGAATTATATCTCTTATATAATTTTCATAATTTTTAATTAGTTTTTTTGTTAATAAATGATATTTAATATAATTTTCTTTAGAAATAAATATTAATTTACTTTTAGGTATAAATTCTTCTATTATTTTAATTAAAGAGTCTGGTAATTTTAAAATATTTTTTAAAAAATTACATTCTAATTTGTTATTCATTATAAATATATAATTTATATTATATTTATAATATTTTTATATTAATAATAATATTTTATATTAATAATAATATTTTATATTAATAATAATATTTTATTTTTATATTTATAATAATTTATATCTTATATTTAACTAGAAGTTTGACAAGGATTATTTACTCCATAAGTAATACCATCCCAAGTAATACCACATTTATTAGCCCATGAATATTTACTGCATAATCCTTGTGAACCTGTAAATAATGGTGTATTAAAATTCATTACTAAATGCTTCTTTCCTCCCGTAGGAGGACAACTTCCTAAATCTTGAACATTTGTACAAGTTGCATTATTACCAGAACCATCCATAACCCAATAATCAGGGCATTCAGGAGTCATAGGCGGCCAAACTTGATTCTTTGAATACATTAAGGCTATTCCAATAATTACTAAAGCAATTATTAATATAATAATAGCACTAAAAAGAACAATTTTTTGAAAGCCTTCCATATAAAATTAATAAATATAATTTTTTCTATTTATCTATTATAAAAATGAATAGAACAAATAATGGAAGAGTTGACATAAAAACCCCTAATACTTCAGATTTATTTAAATTATATGATAAAATTCCTAAAAACGAATGTGCTACTTATAGAAATGCTTTAGAGGGATTATGGACACCAAATACTTTATCAAATGCTTTTTTTTCTAAACAAAATATTCAGATTCTTCAGAATGGTTTACGAGCTGGAATATATTATAGGTCAAATGGTCAATACACTATTGGTCCACAGGATTGTGACCCATTACAAATTGTAATGAGAAGTGTATTTTTACAACATGCTGCCAATCAAAATACTAATATTACACAGCAAATTGCAGAACTAAATAAAATTGTCTTAAATTATTGTATTCAACAAGTTTATAGTGAAGCACAAGGTTATGTTAAATATATAGATGATGTTAGTACATTGGTTATACCAATTGCTCGACCTGTAATGGCTAGTCAAAACGATAAACTAATTGAATTTAAACGATGGTTTTAGTTAAATTATTAAGATAAGTTAAATTATTTATATTTTATTGAATAAGTAATTTAAAGAATGGATGACAAAATTGTTTTAATATGTGCTACTGGAAGGTCTGGGTCTACAACTATGCAAAGAATTATTAATACTATACCCAATAGTAATATTTGTGGAGAAAATTATGGTGCAATTAATAGTTTATTAGACTTTTATATAAAACTACATGCTAGTTCCAATGATTATATTCCAGGAAATTATAATCCATTAACATATAAGGAAGTAATTGAAAAACAAATAAAACCTTCATGGTATAATTCTTATCAATTAAAAGAAATTGGTGATAAAATTCGAGAGGCTATAATATCCATGTATAAAAATAATTCAGATACAAATATTTGGGGATTCAAAGAAATAAGATATGATAATAAAAAAATAAATCTTCTTAAATATTTTAAATTATTATTTCCTCAAACAAAAATTATAATTCAAATTAGAGAGAATATAAAAGCCCAAAGCAAAAGTGGATGGCATAAAAAAGATAAAAATGCAATTCCATTTTTAACTAAAACAACAAAGGAATTAATAAATTTTGCATTACAAAATAGAGATTGGTGTTATTTAACTAGCTTTGAAAAAATGTTTGATAAAAATAATATTAAAAATATATTTTATTTTATAGACTGTGGAGATAAATATAATGAAGAAGAAATAGAAAAAGTTTTAAAAAATAATTTAAAGGATTAAATGATAAATTAAGAATTTATTAAATAATAAGAATGATATCCAATATCTGCAAATGCCAACATTAATAATAATTCAAAATAAAATCGTTTAGTTTTCTCTCTATTAATTCCTATATATATTAATAATGGAGCAATTATAAAAATATGAAAATAATTAATCCATGGATTCTTACCATTTTTTAATTTAATAAAAACTTTATAAGAATGATAAATAATTATTACTATACCTAATATTAATAAAAAATTATATAAAAAAATAGGTATATTTGTTTTAACTATTCCTACATACAAAAAAAGACCGCCTACAAAAAAAATATGAAATAAGTGCAAATAAATTTGGGAATCCATTATAAATTAAATATAGATTTATTTTTATTTTATTTTTTTATATCTAAAAATTTTTAATCTTCTACAATTAAATTTGAAGTCATTTTATTATTTTTTTTTGTAACTAGTCCTTTAGATATAACTTTCTTTTTATTTATTTTTTCTTCCCCAGTTAACAATCTATTTCTCTCTTCTTTATATTCAATATATTGTTCTTTTAATGTTTCAAGTTCTTCTAACCATAAATTTTGTATTGATTTATTTTTTATTAAATTTAATTCCTCTTCTTTATTTTCTTTTTCTTTTAATAATTTATCTATATTTTCTTCTGTAACAGAATCCATAGGCATTTTAACAAGATATTTATAATCTAAATCATCTTCAAGTTTAGCATAACCTTTTTTTTCGAGAAGTTCTACTACTTCTTCTTTTTTCTTTTTTCTTAAATCTATTGTTCCTAATATGTTTTCTTGAATATATTTGGCTTTATTAGATAATAATACTAATTCTTTTTCTAAAGCATTAATCATAAATTCTTTTCGAAGAGAATACAATTTTAATCTGGTTTCATAATATGCATCTATAATATCTGTAATTTTTTCATATTTATAAAGAACATCCAAAGAATCAAATAAATGCATATTAGTAGTTGTATTAGTAGAATATAATTTAAGAGTTTTTTCAACCCCATTACAACCATAATCTCCTTTTATTTTTTCTAATTCTTCTAATTTTCCTTTTATAAATGTAATTGTAAAATCTACATTTGTATCTTTACTTAAATCATCATAATCTTTAATAATAGCAGCTACTTTTTTTCCATCTTTACCACTAGTTGGCTCAATTAATTCTTCAAGTAATTCTTTAAAATCTTCAGTCCAATATCCAATTGGTAATTCAGTTACTCTAATTTTATCTACCGATAATTTCTCATATAATCCACGAATTATAAATTTTTCTTCACTAATCGATGAAATATTTCCTTTAAAACCTTCATAATAAGGAATAAAGGTAATATTATCTTCAATAAATAATAATTTATTTTTTAAATATTCTATAATTTGTAATGGATTATAACACATAATATCTGTACTAAACCCTGTTCCTATACCTTTAGAACCATTTACTAATACCATAGGAATAATAGGAGCATAATAAATTGGTTCAACTGTTAATCCATCATCATTAAGATAATCTAAAATAAAATCATCTTTTGCAGGAAATATACTACGTGTAATTTTATTTAATTGAGTAAATATATATCTTTCGGATGCACTATCTTTTCCCCCTTGTAATCTTGTTCCAAATTGACCATTTGGCATAAATAAATTAATATTATTAGAGCCAACAAAATTTTGTGCCATTCCCACAATTGCTGCATTTAAACTTGCCTCACCATGATGATATCCAGAATGTTCGGAAACATATCCAGAAAATTGAGCAACTTTAATTTCAGTTGTTAGATTTTTTTTAAATGCGGAATATAATATTTTACGTAAAGAAATTTTTAATCCATCCATTAAATTAGGAATACTTCTATCGCAATCATATTTTGAAAAATGTATAAATTCTCTATTAATAAATTCTTCATATGGAACCGTTAATTTGGAAGTATCAAGGTAAGCATTTCTATCATATAATTTTAGCCAATCTTTTCTATCATCAGCTCTTTTTTTATTAAAAACCATATCAATAGCATCATCTGATTTTTCAGAATGTTCAAAACCAATCATCTTTTTTTTCTCAAAATATTCTTTAAATTCTTTACCTGTACTAGTTCCTAAACCTTTATAATATTTAATTTTCCATCCTTTAAAATCATTGTTTTCTTTCCATAAATTATATTCACCATCATTATAAAATTCCAATTCTAAAGAACCTTTTTTTGCTTTTAATATAGGGGTATTCATAAATCCAATAAATCCTGGTATATTAGCTAAACTTGGCCACTCGGATTGAAATAAATTTATACCTAATCCTTTAATATGACTTCCATCTAAATCTTGGTCTGTCATAAAGAGAATTTTTCCATATCTTAAATGTTTATAAACATCATCCATAGATTCATATTTTTTCCCGCTTTCTAAACCTAAAATTTTTTTGATTTCGGTAATTTCTTTATTTTCAGATATTTTTTTTATATTTTCTCCTCTTACATTTAATATTTTTCCTTTCATTGGATAAACTCCAATTGAATTACGGTCATCTGATGATAATCCTGAAATTATACCAGCTTTAGCTGAATCACCTTCACAAAAGATAATTATACAATCTTTAGATTTTTCTGTTCCTGCCCAATTTGCATCCGTTAGTTTTGGAATACCTCGAACTGTTTTACTTTTAACTCCATCCGATTTTTTAGCTGCTTTATTATCTTTAATTTCACTTAATTGTACCGCAGTATCCATAACTCCCATTTTTGCTACTTTTTCAATAAATTTATCAGTTACCTCACATTTAGAACCAAATTTAGAGGATGGTGTACTCATAAAATCCTTGGTTTGACTATCAAAAGCCGGATTTTCTATATCACATCTTAAAAATAAAATCAATTGTTCTTTTATATTGTTTGCATTTACCTTTATCTTTTTTTTCTTTTCAATAAATTCAACTAATTTTCTAGTAATTTGGTTTAATATATATTCTACATGTTTTCCACCTTTTGCAGTATGAATTCCATTAACAAAAGAAACTTGTATAAATTCATTTGTTGGTGTTAAAGCTACTGCATATTCCCAACGCTCACTATTTTCTTCATATACTCGTGTTACTGTTGATTTATCTCCAATATACATATCCATATATTGTTGAAAATTTTTAATAGGAATAATAGAATCATTAAATTTAACTTTAATTCCTTTATCAGTAATGGCAGATATATCATAAACTCTTTTTTTAAAAAGGGATATTAAATCTTCAGATAAACCATCTATTCCAAATCTTAAATAGTCGGGTTTAAAAGTAATTTTGGTATAAGGTTTATTTTTACATTTTGATATAAAAGGTTCACAAATTTCATCTAAATTATTTTTATATTCTTGAATATATTTTAGGCCACGAATATGGTCAACTGTTTCAATTCGACCATAGGATGACCAAATAAGGACAAGTTTAAACCCAAAACCATTTTTTCCACCTACAATTTTTTTTTCATCTTTATTATAATTAGTAGAAGTACGTAAATGTCCAAATACTAATTCAGGAATCCATATTCCATCCTTTTGGACAACATCAATTCCATTTCCATCATTAATCATAGTAATAATTCCATTTGTATCAATTGAAATATCAATATGAGTAACTGGAAGAGCATTTTCTGAATTATTATCTATTCTTGTTTTCATTCTTATAACATGGTCTCGACAATTTACAATTCCTTCATCAAATAATTTAAATAAACCTGGAATATAATTTATATTTTTTTCAATAATTCTTTCGTTATTTTGGCTTAAAATCCACATATTAGAATCCACTTGGTCTACAGAACCAGTATAAGTATCAGGATTATCTAATATATGTTGTTTATCCGTTTTTTGTTGAACATCAAAGAATAAGGTTTGGGAATCATTTATACTCATTGTAAATTAATTATAATTATATTTTTAATTTATTTTTATATCAATTTTAATTTTATAAATTAAAATATATAATAATAATACAATAATGGCATCTGGTGCAGGTCTTTTAGCCTTAAATTATAATGTAGCTAATTTAGTTCAACCAAATCCAATTAATTATAAAATAAATAGAGACTTTAATACTAACCGGTCAAATATATCCTACAAAATGTATTTATCTAAAATACTTAAATTAGATGGTTCTTCTCAACAAATAAATAGAATAGGTAGGTATAGTGGAAGAACACAATATGGTAATTTTTATTTAGGACAATCCTTAAATATTAATTATTTAGGTAGGATGGAAGGTATGCCAGGTGGAAGTGGAAAGGCTCCAAAAAACATTTTTAATTAAAAATATTTAAAAAAAATTTATAAAAATATTTATAAAAATAAATATTAAAATGTATATTTTTATAAAAAATGTTAATAAAGGAAGACATTTATTAATAATTTAATTAAATATTAATTTCTTATAGGTTAAAATTTAAAATAAGTTTATAATTTTAGTCTTTATTTATTATGTAAAATTGCGTAATAAAATTTAATTTAGAAAAAATATTATTTTCTTCCTATATTTTATAATGACATTCGAACAAAATATAGGATCACGTGCTCAAGTATGGCATGGAACAGCCAAGAAAACAAGTGGAGGATTAACAAAATCTCACCTAATGAAGAACAAACAAGGAAGAATTGTTTCTAAAAAAGTACATAAAATTTCCAAAAGAGAGAATAGACTAGTTAAAGCAGGATTTTTTACTAAAAAAGGAATTTTTGGACATTTTAAGAAAGGTAGTAGAAAATTAAGAGGAGGTACTGGCTTTGGAGTAGGTCCAGGTGACCCATTACAACCCCAAGTTGCTGCAATGAATGGTCCTAATGCAGCAGCTTTTGCAGCTCCAGCTTCCGTGATAACAAAAGGATTACAATCAGGTGGTAATAGACGCCATTCAAAAAGAGGAGGAAGTAATGGATTAAATTATCCATTAAACCCAGCTCCATTTCACGGAAAAGGAATTGGAACTTCAGGAATAGCTGTTCAAATTGAAGCTGGTATGGGAAATTAAAAATTTAAATTTATAATTATAATGTAAATAATTTATAATTATAATTATTTAATAAAATCAATCAATGAAAACTTTTGCTCTTATTTATTTTTTTTAAACCAATTAATATTAATAAATTTTTCATAAACAATATATTCCGGTAATTTATTATATAAATATTTTTCAAAATAACGTTTACTCACAATAAACTTTATTGAATTTTTATTACAAAATTTATAATAATAATTATATACCTCATCAAAAGATATAAGAGGTAATTTATTTTCATCTTGAATTTGTTTTTTTATATTTTCAAAAGACATATCAATATCATCCATTTTTTTCCAAAGTTTACAAGTAACATTTAAAATATATTTTTCTTCTAAAATTTCTACAGATGGAAAAAAATGCTTAAGTATTTTTAAAATGTTTTCTTCACTTATATTTCCATTACTTAAAACTGGTTCCGTTGTTTCTTTAATCCAATATTTAAATAAAGTTGATAATTCATCTATTTCCAGTTCATAATCAAATTCTAAATTAGAAAATAAAGATAAGATGGTATCAGAATTTGAAATAGTAATTGTTTCTTCCCAAAATTTTATAAAATCACTATGTACTGGTAAATATTTACTAGTTATTCCTATAAAACAATCATTTTCTTCATTATAAGAATATTTTTCTTTAATTATATTTTTTAATGTATTTGAATATATAATATTAGGTAAATTAAAGTTAGATAAATATTGTTTCCAAACAAAATGTAAATTTTTCCAACCTAATGTATAACCAGGAATAGTTTCTACAATATATTTACTAAAAAAATCTGTTACAATACTATTTTGGGATGTATTTTTAAGATAATAGGTATAACTTATTAAATCATCATCAGATTTATTTTCAATAAATTTATCTGAATTTTCATATCGTTTAGAATAATGTGCAGCAACACATAGTAAATCTAAACCATTTTTCTTTAACATTTCTCTCCAAACATCATTGGAAAAATTTTCATTAATTTTAATTAACCTACAATTTTCATATAAATAATTTTCATGATATCTTGTTATAAAATTATTTCCAGTATTATTGTTTCCTATAGAAGTAATCGCAACATTTTCTAATTCATTTAATAATTGTTTCATTTTTGGACTTACTAAAAATATTAAATTAAGATTTTTTTTAAGAATATTATCTCCAATAACAGTAAGAAAATACTTTGCAGCATTTTTTGATGTAAAAAAAGTCGGATAAATATCATTTAATACATTTTGAATAGTATCCGTTTCAGGTATAGAAGTAAAAAGATTTCTATCTTTAATTTGACGAATAATATTAATTTTAGTTTTATGTTTCCATTGTAGTAATACTCTATCATTAGAAATAGAAGATAATAATTTATGAATAACATCATCTTCTTTAACAATTAAATATCTTTTTCCATCATATTCATAAAAAAAATTATTTGTAAATAAATAAAAATATTTATTTTTACTTAAAAAGACTTGTATAAATGTATTTTGTTCATTGGTTAAAAAATTATTTCGATTTACTCTTTTTTCATAGTTTTTCAATTCATTTTCCAAAGTATTAGGTAAATAATATATAATATGATTTTGAATCCTTTGCATCATGTATTCATTTTCTTTATATTTATTTATTAAATCTTTTAATGTTTCAACACATTTTAATTCAATCAGAGTTTCAACATCCATTTAAAGTTTTGTAATTTAATGTTTTTAAATAATAGTTTTAAAATAATATATTATATTAGGAAATGAAAATTAATTTAAAATATTTACCAAATAAGATAACTAGAAAAGATAAAAAAATTCAATTATATAGATTAAAAAAATCACGACGGTTATATAAAAAAGGGCAATATTTTATAAGAAAACCTATTTCTTCTTTTTATTCTAAAAAATCTCCGCATATTATTAAGGCTGAAAAATTATATAAAGTAAATAAAATTGGTTCAACCAATGAATTAGCAAAAGCTTCAGGTTGTAGTAAAAAATCTTTAGCAAAAATAATTAATAAAGGAGAAGGAGCATATTATTCATCGGGTTCTCGTCCTAATCAAACAGCTCAATCTTGGGGAATAGCTCGTTTAGCTAGTTCAATAACTTCAGGAAAGGCAGCAGCGGTTGATTTTAATATATTAAAAAAAGGTTGTAAATCAAATTCTAAAGCATTAACACTTGCCAAAAAAGCAAAATTAAAATATGGTAAAGGAACAAGACGAATAAGAAAAACAAAAAATATTTTATAATTTATAAATATAAATAAAAAAAAATTTAAATAAAAAAAATTTAATTATTTATAAAAAAAATAATTCGTTTAAAAATTTTTTATAATTTTATTTCATAAGTATTTAAAGATTATGAATTAAAAATAATATAAATGTCTACATTTTCCAGTAAAAATCAAAATTTATCTCCAACAGAAGGTAATGTTATAACAATTAAAACTGTTCAAATTGCTCCTTTTCGTACTTTAATGACTGCATTAAAAGACATTCTTTTAGAAACAAATATTACATTTGAACCAGATGGTATAAGAATAATTAATATGGATAAATCTCATACTATTTTAGCACATCTTTATTTAGCAGCTCAAAATTTTGAATTTTATGAATGTAAAAAAGACAAAATTATTATTGGTGTAAATATGTTTCATTTATTTAAATTAATTAATTCTATTGATAATGATGATACATTAACAATTTACATTGAAAATTCCGATTATGTTGATGGTATTGTTTCCCATTTAGCTTTAAAATTTGAAAATGGTGAAATTAAACAATGTAAAACACAGAAATTAAGATTAATTGAACCAGAACCAGAAGAATTACAATATCCAGATGTCAAATTTTCATCCGTTATAAATTTACCATCTTCTGATTTTCAAAAAATAATTAGAGACCTTTCATGTATTTCTGATAAATTAGAAATTAAGTCAGTTGGCAATGAATTAATATTTAAATGTTCAGGTCAATTTGCTTCTGCTGAAATTCATAGAGCTGAATCGGATGGAAGTATGGGATTTATATTAAAACAAGATTCATCTAAAATTATTCAAGGTGAATTTTCTTTAAAAAACTTGGGATATTTTATAAAATGTACAAATTTATGTCAACAAATTGAAGTTTACTTGGAAAATGATTTACCACTAGTTGTAAAATATGATGTAGCTAGTCTTGGCTCTATACGTCTTTGTCTTGCACAGTTACCATCATCGTAATTTTATAATAGCATTTAATGAATTATAAAATTTATAAAAATGTTTTAGATTTTATTAATTTAACATAAATAATAATATTTTAATTTTATATATATGTCAAATTATTATAGTAGTTATAACCAATATTTAGGTTCTCAAAGATGTTGTAATATTAAATCTCAAGGACCAGTTGGACCAATTGGACCAGCTGGACCTGTAAGTATAGGTCCAATTGGTAACACTGGACCTATAGGATTTACAGGTTATACTGGATATACAGGAATAATAGGTCCAACTGGTGACAATAGTGGATATACTGGTTATACAGGTGAAAAAGGTGAAACCGGTTTTACTGGACAAACAGGTAGTAGAGGTGAAAAAGGAGATTCTGGTGATACTGGCCAAAGAGGTTCCGCTGGTGTTGTAATACAATATATTTATAAAAATTCTGGTTATTCTGATAGTACTGCAAATTCTCCTTCTACTGAAGCACCATTTAATAATCTTCCTCTTTTAACATGTTATAATGCTGCACCAAGTGGTTATATTAGTAGTATAACTCCACAAAGTAGTGAAAGTAATGTGAAAGTTCAATTCAATGTTCAATATCAAGCAAGTGAAACTTATTTTAATCAATTAACATTGGGAATAGTTTGTACAACTGATAATGGAATTACCTATACTTTAGTAGGGGAAGATATTTATTGTGGAACTTTAAATGCTTCTGGACCATTAACTAATACGTATACATTTAATTTTATGCATAGTCCTAATACAACAAATAAAGTAACTTATCAATTGTTTTATCAATTACAGGGTAGTTCAAATAATAATATTGGTATAATTAATAGTTCTGCCAATTGTATTATATTAGAAGAATATTTAGGTTCAGGAACAGCAAATCAGGGTTCTACTGGAAGTACTGGGTATACTGGATATACTGGACCAATAGGTATAGGAGAAAATGGAAGTACTGGACCAACAGGTGTAACTGGAGAAAGAGGAACTGCAGGAGTTGTAGTTCAATATATATATAAAAATTCTGGTTATTCTGATAGTACTGCAAATTCTCCATCTACTGAAGCACCATTTAATAATCTTCCTCTTTTAACATGTTATAATGCAGCACCAAGT